GACTTCTAGCGCCACCGGGACGATTATCCGACACTTCTTCTTTACGATATGTATTATTAGAGCCGGGAGTCTTATAATAGCCATCTTTTCTATATTGGCGAGGAACTGCGGCATTGCTTCTTCTAGCTGGAGCTGCTAATAGACTAGTTTCTTCTGGTTTTGTTGCTTCACTGCCTGCCGCTTCACCGCCTGCTGATGGTGTTTCAGTTCCCGGCGTTTCGCCGCCCTCTGGAGGTGGTGTAGGTTCGTTTCCTCCCAACCCGCCTAATGCGCTACCACCACCTGATGCAGTATCTGCACTAGTTTCTCCAGCTTCAATAGACTTTTCAAATTGTTTATCATAGAATATGTCTCTTTGAATACGTAAAAAGTCTCTATCGCTCATCTTAAAGACATTTTCAAACACCCAACGTTTGCTAAATCCAACTTCTTTTGCCGTACCGGCCACTTCTAATTGGGCCTTAAAATGTTCTAGCTCTTGTAACTCAGATATTTTAGAAGGATTATTTAGTTTTAAACTAAACTTTAATAAATCTTCATTCCGATAACCAAGAGTATACAAATGAATCATACCAATCTTGCGTAATTCTTCTATAACTACACGTTGTAGACGTTGTACGGTTCTTGCAAAACGTATATCTTTTTGTGCTAATGTGCTTTTATCTTCTGCTGCTTTATCTTTACCATTTGTTAAATAAGCTTGTGGTAATTTAAGAGCAGAAAATAGTTTATCACGCAAATATTGTACGTCATCTATGTCACCTGTAAATGTGCCACCTTGTAGGTTTTCAATTTTAGTACCACTTTGTTGACCACGTACTGGAATATAAAAATCTTCATCAATACTCATGGGATTATAACGCAAATCTACACGACCAGTTGTTGGATCAACAATCATGTTACGTTTTAAACCAGTAATAACTTTTTGTACGAATTGTTCAACCTCTTGCGGGGCAACGTTACCAACATCGATATAAAACACACGGCGTTCTGGAGCGCGAACAATGCGATAAGCCATCATGGCATCTTCCATTAACTGTAGCTGACGCCAAATACGGCGTGCAGGCTCTAAAATGGAAGTACCATATGGAGAATATTTATCTTGCCCTAAGATACGAAAATGTGCTATTTGCCAATTTTCAAATGTTAAACCAGCGCTGTTCCATTGAAATTGTACATAATTTGGATTAGTTTCATCTTCTCCTTCAATTCTTTCTATTTCGGGCGATGGTAAACCAAGAACAGTTTTAACGCCCAATTTTTCATCAACATCTAAGTATAAAAAGAAATCACCAAACTTGCACATTGTTCTACACCAAGAAAATAAATTAGTTTCTACGTTTAGAACATTAAAATATAAATTATGAAGTATGCCTTTAATTTCATCATTTTTACAATCAATAAATAACAAATTTCTAAATTGGTTACTGGTTGTCATTTCATCGGCATAGATATCCATCGAAGAAGCTATTTCTGGCATGAATTCCATTTGATCAAAATCGCTATAACGTTCAGCACGGCTTTGGTTAGCCATGATATTACTTTGTATTGCTTCAAAAGGATTGTAACTTTTCTTTTTAAAACTTTGTCCGCTGGTGCTAGTAAATTTATAACGGTCTAAATCGCGGCGCTTATAACGTATTTGTGATTGAGCGCGAAAATTGCTTAATGGACCAGAAAATAATCTAGTTAAACCAACATATAGTGGTGATTGTCTATTTTTTGGATTATTTTCTTTTGTTTTGTTATCGGGAGCCATGATTTATCCTTTTATTATCCAGCTATAATCTTTATACATTTGTTGCACTTGTTGTTGTTTCATTTTTCTTTCTTCTTGTGCAAAACCTTTTGGAGTAGTATCTAAATAATTACCTATTTTTCCTATTGCACCTAAAAACGCCTTAGAATACTCTAAATTACGCTCGTTGTTAATTATCGCCGTATCTCTAACCCAGCATCCTATTGCTAATGACATTACCAAATCATCATTATAATTTTTCTGTGCCTCTGGACGACCATGAATCCAGACAAATGTATCTAATTCATTTGCAAATCTTAATGAATTAATTTTTATACTTTTATTGCGTATAAATTCTTCTAACTTAGCAACAACCAATGGACGATTTTTCATTGATGTTGTAAAACCGGGAACAGAGTTTGAATTATATTGCGCTGAAGAACTATCAACGAATTCATGTGTTGATTTGGCAGAATAGAATATATTTGGATATCCCATTTCTACTAGTTTAGTTAATACTGCATAACCAACGTTGTTGTTTTCTACTACCAACATACAATTGCCATATTCTTTTCCAACATCAAAAAGCAAACGAGCAAAACTATCAAGATCTATTTTTCCTTGATATTCTGCTACTTGTTCCATGTTTTTAATATCTAATACGTGAAATACAGAAAAGTCTTTTCCATCACCACGGGCTACGTCGGCAGATAGTAAATAAGAACCGCCATTTTCAAATTCTTTCCATATATGGTAGTTACGATCTATCCAAGTGCGATATTTAGGTTCAACAATATTTTTCTTAATTCTGTTAATATCATCTGGATTCATAACAGTTTCGCCAGATGCATTAAAATTACATTCAAATTCTTGTGCTATTTGACGCTTACTCATATTTCGCGTCATATTATCAAACCATTCTTGTGTATATTCTGGATGTACATACCAAGGTAATTTAGTTGGTTTAAAGTTATTTGCACCTACTTCTGAATCAGCGTAGGACTTGTGAAACCAATTACCAACACCGTTAGGAGTAGATAGAGCTATACAGCGACCGCCTGTTGAAATTGTTGGTAATAAGCCGGTCCATAAATCATCCATTTCTTCCACGTGCGCTGCTTCGTCAAGGACCAATAAAGAAAGCGTTTGACCACGACCAGCATCTTTAGATGTAGGAACACCTTGTATTTTTGAACCGTTATCTAATTCTAATTTTGTTTTGTTGTTAACACTTATTTCTGCTATTTGCAACCAAGGAGGTATAGAATTAAAGATATCTTTTACTTTTTCTACTATTTCTATTGCTGTATTTAATTTTGTTGCCATTACAAGAATGTTTTTTTCTTTGTAAAACAACATCATCCAAGCAATATAACCAGAAACAATTGTTGAAATGCCCATCTGACGTGATTTTAATATCACATTAAAACGATGATCATGAAAATCTTTTAATAATTGTTTCTGAAATTTAAAAGTCTTAAAAGGTATTAAGCCACGTTCTTGATGTACGATTCTGGCATAGTTATCCAAAAAATGTGCAGGGTCTTTGCCACATTTTAATATTTCGGCTCTAATTTCCTCTTTGGATAATTTATACGCCATGCCATTACCTTATTACCTATTTTAAATATGTTTTTGGTTGACGGCAGTTCATTAACCAACGTTTTGCTATATCAGAATAGTTTTGTTCTTGCTTAGTAGTTTCTTTATCAAAGCCTTCAATACCACCTAATTGATATGTTTGCACAGCGTTAACATAAGCTGTTCTACGATTAGCGCTTTGTACCATAACTTGTATATCGCCAAATTCAGTAAGTTCTAGGCTTTTTTTAGTTACTTTTTTATATTCTTTTTTAATAAAGTCTGCTACATCTTTTACTGTTCTACGAATATCAGTTTCAAAATTTTTATCATGTACAGCTGTTAATGGCATTTCGCTATGATATTTTAGAATCAACATATTGCCTTGATATTGAACTCCAAAACCATCCATCATTCTAGGGTCATAGATTGAGCATCCTTGTAGTAAATCTTCTGTTTCACGCTTTAAACCTACTTCTGATCCACCGTGATGTTTTGCTGAGATAGCTTGTGAAATTCCATTTACTACATCTAAAATACTAGCCATTTATTTTTCTCCATTAGGACGCCAACCTTTAGTCCATCTTTCTTCTCTTCCCTCTATGTGCTGGACATAGCATTTTTGACATGTATTAAATTTATTAAAATATACATCGTCATCTTTGCTGAAGCTATATTCAGAACAAACAGAACATATATTCTGTGTATTTTTATTAATTAGTTTCTTAGGTATTAAAATACCGCCTAAGTCTACTTTTTCTCTGGTTTCTTCATTATTTAGCAGATTTTTTACTATTTCTTTTGTATCAGCTAAATATTCACGTTCTTTTTCTTGATTCCAAAAATATTTTGGATTCATAGTTGCTAATTCTCCATACTTTTCTTTTATTGCCTTCTCTAAAGCAGCAATATAATTTGGATCTTTTTTATTGACTGTTGACATTGGTGATTTTTACTGCTGCATAAAATATTGTTACTGATAAAGCCATGCCGAGTAACATAGAAGTAAAAAGTTTAACATCATCCCACCTTTTACTATCTTCTAACTGAACTATTCTTTTATCTTTAATAGAAATTATATTATCTTTTAATTCTTCATTTATTTTAAGTTCTAGTTTATGTTGTTCTTTAAGATATTTTAATTCTATATTTAATTTAGTAATTTCACTATCTTTTTCTATTCTTAACTTATCTAATTGAAAGTTTTTATTAGCAATTACTTTAGCTAAACCTTCAGAATCAAATAAAAAACCATCATAAGGAGCTTCTTCGCCTACTTTTAAAACAACATATTCCCCATCTTCATATTCGTCTTCCTCAGTAGCTTCCACTCCAGCATCCAAAGCAACTGGTGTCGCATAGGCAATAGGTATCCGCGCCGCTAGGAACGCTAGCAGCGTAATAATACTAATAAAAGATTTTAGAAAGCCCATTATTTACGTTTGCCTTTCTTCTTTTTTTCTTTTACCCCTAACTCTTTTTTTAATTCTATTTTAAAACC